ACGTTCGTCTACCATCACGTATTCGCGGTTGGCGATGACTGGAACACGGCAGATAGCCCCCGTAGTCTTGTCATGAAAGAGCCGGGTATCCCTGGCAAACTGCCTTTGCGCCTGGTCCAGATAACGGAAGAACTGCGCATCTGCCCACAAGTAAGTGGTCTCTTCGTCATCCACATCTTCACGGAAGATAACAAGCAGCTGTGCCAGGGAACGTGCGGCCATCTGTTACTCCTCGGATGCCTCGTCCGAAAGCATCTTTTTGTAGAGCTTGTCGACCTCCTGGCGATCCGGAGCCCAACCAAGAGCCCCGCGCATGGCGCGAAGGTCCGGTTTCCCGGCGGCAGTAAAGTCGTTACGTTCGTTTCGTTTGCGAAGCACGTTGATCGCGTCCATCATTTCCTTGATGCGAGGATCGCCCTGCGGTGAAGACTGAGGTACTGGCTCTTCGGGCTTGTACTCATCCTCGACAGGAACAACACCTACTTCCATGCAGTGCCCGATAACCATATCGGGAACCTGCTTCGGCACGTCTTTTTCGAATTTGATTGTATGACCAAGCTTGGTTCGCACGGTCACGTTTCTATTTGCTACTAACAACATCGGCATCGGGGTATACCTCTCCTACTTTACGCTTCAGCGCCTGTTGCAGCTAATGTAGCTGCGGTTACTACTGCGCCATCAGTATCTACTAGGCCTGTTCCAACGCCTGCTAGCGTTAGAGCAGTCTTGGCGTAGCCGTATGATGGACCAGCTTCGAAAAATGTCTGCAACGGCCCCACGATCGGTGCCTCTACGGGCGCTCCAAGTGGTGACGCGATTAGCGACATTACAAGTTGTCGTCAGTGGATGCGTAGATACCGCAAGCACCTGCCGTCACGCTCTTAACAACGCGATAGACACCAGGGCCGTAGACGGTAACCGCCGTATTGGCTACCAGCAGCTGCATCTGCAATCCATTCGAATACAGATCGGTGAACGTGGTCCCGCCATCGTGGCTGATCTGAACATCACCAGTCTCGACGCCAGCCAAGTTGTTGGCCATAAGCGTTACTGATTTACCAGACTTCGCCGAAATGACGCTGGACGTTCCGCCGCCTGTGGCTGCAGTAAGAAGTGTGTAGGCCATGGTGCTGCCCTCTGTTTAGACGTTGAAGTCAGGGATCCGGTTAAGAGTGCCTCTTCCGATCGCTTGGTACTTCAACATCACTGCATGAAGGAACGGCTCCGCAGCACCGCCGGTAATCGTCGGTATGGCGGTAGCATCCACACGAACATGAATGATGGAATCTGGCTCCAGATTATCGGAATCGATCTGACTGGCGGAAGGCGCGGCAGCGCTCAACTGCACCGAAGAGATCCGGTTGCTCCACTGCGGCGTGGTCGCCACGTCAGTAGTAGCTACGGTTACAGCACCGTTGACCTCAGCCGGGAAGATCACCTGATCATGAGACTTGGCGTAGGTCGCATCGTAGCCCCATGTCATGTCACCAGTTACAACGGTACCGTTGTGTGACCAGTGATATTGAAGAAAAACGTCGGTACCAGGAGCGTAGTTGTGCGGTAGCACGAACCTGGTCTGGATATCGTCAGTGGCTGTAAACGAGTAGGCCTCCACCGCGCCACCCCGGTAGGCCGCCAGCGTCGGACCGTTGGCAGCGGGAAGGATGAACACGCCGTCGAGACTGTTCCAAGCCTTCACATCCCAGAGGGCGTGCCCTCGGCCGTCTGCGGTAAACACTCGGCCAAGTGGTACGTAGCCTGTGCCTGTATCAGGGAAACCCATGGCTAAACCCTCCACCATGCAATAGAAGAAAGGGGGAGCGTAGTGCTCCCCCTTTGGTTTACGGTCCTCAGACCGGCACGACCTCGTTGGCCTTGTTGTCGATAATGTACTCGACTACAAGTTCGCCAGCCCCAGCAGTCGAAACCGCTACGGTCTGTTCCAGATCAAGATCGATCGTGTCAGCGGCCAGATACTTGTACCCGGTCGGGACCAGCGCCACGATGGTGCCTTCGCCCGAGAGGAGAGTCGTATCGGCCAGGTAACGAGCAGCGGACCCGCCGTCGCCAACTGACACTGTCGCCGCCGTAGGACCTACCCAGTCGGTAATGACTGACAGATACCCACCAGTGACGATAGCGCCCACCGGCATGTCGATCGCTTCGAGCACGCTCGACGCGATAACTGCGGTACCCAGCTCGGCCCACGTAAACTCCACGCGGGCCGTAAGCGGCCACTGTCGACCGCCATTCTTAGTGATTGCCATTTTGGATCACCTCCTTAAACGCTGATGGCGGTATCGACACACACCACACCGAAGTCCTCGGTGGTGTTTGTCACCTGGGAAGTGTACTGCGGCTTGAGCAGCCCGCAGATCTTGCCCACGCTGATACCCTGCTGGTTGTCGTAATCGAAGCCCTTCTCGACCCACTCGGCGTCGCCGATGTCGGCCAGGCCCATCGCCTGCGCACCACAGAAGAGGACGCGCTGTCCGTCAACCGTGTTACTCGCTCCCCACTTGTCGGTCGAAGAGGTCAGCCCCTGCGTATCGAAAACGTGGCGGAACGTGTGGATGGCGAGACCATCAATCCAGATGGTATCGGTGCCCTTGAAGATCGGGTTGTTCGGGCTACGCGGCATGGCTTCACGCCAGGCTGCCATGAACGCCGTATCCTTCTTCAAGCTCGCCACACCGTGCGGCGTCATGAAGACGTGATAGAAGCTCATGTTCCCTTCGCCCCGGATCGGCTTGACGAACTGTTCCTGCAGGTACGCCTTGGTCTGGATCAGCATCTGCAGAGTTGGCAGATCGGTCGCCAGAACGGAGCTGGTATCGCCAGCTGCCAGGGTCTCGGTAGCAACCACCCACCGGCGGTGCCGGTTAGTAGTAGGTACCGCGACATCGGCCGCGTACTCGAGATTCGGAAGGTCAGAACCGACGCGGGCTTCACCGCTGGTTTTCTGGGTGAACGCAACACCCGAGAGAGCAAGGAAAGCCATCTGATCGAGACGGTCAGCCATCCAGTAGGCCAGCGTGTCGCGGGCGTTCTCACGGAAGCCAACGACTGACTTCTGGTCAGCCATCTTACCTTCGTGACGAACAGCGTGACGCAGCTGATCAATGGTGATGACCTGGTCCGAACTGGACATCGCCTCTTCGTTGCCTTCCAAGGTGCGATCACCGGCTACGCCGTCGCCCTCAAGATCCGCAACGAGAGTGAGCACAGCTCGTGCACCCTTCTCGGTCTTTTTCAGCTCGGTGATTCGCTGAATCATCGCGCCGGAGCCGGTACCCGTGAACTTGTTCAGAAACTGTTAGTCACGGGCGGCTTTCCACATGTCCTTAGACCAAACAGTTTTCTGCTCGGTCGTCAGGTTGGCAAAGTTAGTAAGTGCCATTGTTTATGTACCTCCAAAAGATTCGCGTTACAGCGGAGAAGCTTCCACTGCGCTTGCTGAACTGTCGCTTCAGCGAATCGAAGGTACGGTTATTTAACGAGGGTGGCGCTCCTCGGTCGGTTTATCGATAACCGACAACGATGTTACGGATACTTATACAACAGCCATATGCTCAGCGCAAGCGCAGACAGGGTCAGTATCCGGAGTACTTGCATCAGTGTTTCGGCGTCCATTCCTCGCACTTGTAGCTGGAAGACACGCGCCCCTCAGGCTGCTCAGCTGAGCAGTGCCCACGAAGCAGCCGCTCGCGGTGCGGATGATTCGCAGGTATGTGCTCAGCGTACTTCTCATCAAGGGTGAAGTACCCGCAATTGGCGCATGTTTCCATCAAACAAACTCCATCATACGAAGTCCCCACGCATGCGCTTGAGCGTCGAGTCAGGCAACGCCTTGAACTCATCCTCAGTGATCTTGTTGACGTCCGGTGTACCGGTCAGCCCCGACTTGTTGGAGTCCGAGCCGACGCCGTCCATATCTGGCGGTTGTCGGTTGTCCGTATCGATGTTCTTCTCAACGTTGGTCTTGCGTTTCTCTGGGGGCGGGGGATCCTTTACTTCGTTACCTGCATCCGGCTGCTCCTCGTGCGAAGCCCCCTTCATCACGTAACCCACAGCGCGGAGCATGGCATCAGCCGGGGTATACCGGCCACCGCGAACCAGGTCCTCCTGCAGATCGAGGATCTCATTCACTAACTCAGCGTCGTACTGCTTGCTGTCCGGGTCCATCGCTGGATACTCGCCCTCGAGCATCTCGATAGTCTGATCTAACTTAAGACGCGCGACGACCACACCAGACTGCCTGGCGGACGTATCTCGTGCCTCGGCACGAAGGAAGTCACGCTCCATATGCCGTGACTCCTTGGTAAGGCGCTTGACCTCAAGGTTGTCACCGTCCAAGGTCGCCTTGGCAATCTTCTCATCCAGTGCCTCTTGTTTGGTATCCAACTCAGCCTGATCGCCCGGGACGTTCGTCGCGGTACCAGGTGACGCAGCCTCCTTCTTGGCCAACTCACCTGATAACCGACGAACCTCGTCCTCAGCCCTGCGCCGCGCCGCTTGCGAAGAATCAAACCGGTGCTTGGGGATCCCCCTTACCGGCCCCGACTTATCTGGAGTGGGTTCATCGGTCCCTTCTTTCTTATCATCCTTGGCAGCGGACTTTTCGGATCCAGCATCTTCTGGATCTTTCTTTGCCTCAGGTTCCCCTTCGTCCTTGGATTGTGCATTTCCAGGGCCCTTGTCGTCGGCATCTCCAGGTTTTCCTCCGGCATCGTCATCTCCTTCGGTGGGTAAGAAATCGTCGCCACGGTCGGCGTCATCGGGCTTCTTTGCTGCCTTTTCAGCGGCGAGCGCTTCTGCTTCGGATACAGCCATCACTTCTCTCCTGTCTTCGGGGTTGGTTTAGTCTTGGCTACAACCTTCGCCGTTTCGGCCTGTTTCTCGGCTGTATACCTTTTCGTCTCGGCGTCGGTGTCGGCACGCTCCTTATCAACTTCTATCTTGGCTTTGGACTCTTCACGCTGGATCGCCAACTTGGCCGCGATCTCCTGGCGCTTGAGCTCCAACTCTTCTTTCTTCAACTGAATCTCAGCTTCGATCTTCTCACGCTCCAAACGGAGCCGTTCGAACGACTCTTCGTATTTCATGCGCGTTTCGATCATGGTTGATTCGCGGTCGGCCAGCGCTTTTTGCGCTTCGCCGCCATCCCCGCCCTGCATCATCTCCTGCGCTTCCTTCCGCGCGCGAATAGCATTCAGTGCGGCATCGGCCCGTTTCTTCTCAACCTCGGCCTGATCCTTTTCGATCTCAACCTGTTTGGCCTGCATCTCCAGCTGGGCCATCTGCTGCTCGATCTCGGTCTGCTCACCCAGCCCGGCGAGCTTCTTCATCTCCTCGGCCACTTCAGCCTTGTTGGCAAGGAACGAGTTCTCGACCAGGACCCAATCGGGCAACGCTACGCCCAATTCGCGCATCTGCACGGACTGGTTAAACTGACTTTCCTCGAAGTTCTTACGGCTCGGAACCGTCGTCACCACCACGGAGTACTCACCCAGCATCAGATCATTAACCACGCGACCTTCGGCAGATGACTGCTGGTTGATCGTGATCTCTTCGGGTTTGGACCCCATGGTGCGGCCGGTTACCTGGATGATACGTTCCTCAGTGTAATAGGTCTGGTACAGCGACAGCGCACGTTCGGCCACCATCTGCCTGGTGTAGGCCAGGTTATCCATCGGCTTGGTCAGGTTAACCGACCCAGCGGCTTGCTTTGCCATAATAGCCTTGGCGGCAACGTCGGCTCGGTCGAACCCACGTTGAGAATCAGATACACCCGATACTTCCTTGATCCAATTGTCGGCTTTGAAAGATACTCGGTCCAACCCTGTAGGGATTTGGTTTGGTTGTATCTTCTCGATCCCGTCCATATCGTTGAGTTCCACCACAAGTCCGGTTTCCGCCCCACGAGCCTCCAACTCCTCAATAGACATGGTCGCCAGCGCGCCGGTCTTCACCTTCCAGCCGCTATTCGCCGTCGTATTGATAACGTGCAGCTCCTGGGACGCCGCCTTATTCAATGCATCTTGCAGGGAAAGCAGGTTCTCGACCAGACCAATAGTCTTGCCATTACGAAAGAAGGGGAAAAACGGAACAGGAGTGAAGTGTTTGTAGGGAGACCAGTCATCGAACATAACTTCGGTATCGGCCGTGGTTGTCCAGCGAATGACCTTGGCCCGACGCTTGATCACTTCCAACCCGGCAAGGCTCGCCACTTCACTGATCCGGTTGTGCTCCCAGTTCTCTGGAACAACCCGCATGTCTCCTGTGCGTGTATCAATGAAATGCGGAACTTCCCTCAGTCGGCGATACTGACGCTCAATAATACGAACCACGCGGCGAGAGTCCATGCGCCGAGGATCCATGTTCCCTTGGCGGAACAGCTTTCCAATGGATCCGTGCTGTCGATCGACGGAGTCGTATCCGTTGAAGAAATTACTCTCCCCGCGCGCCTCCAGTTCTTGAGCCGCTTCTTTGGAATAAAGTAGGGCAATGTCGTCGTAGGTGAGCCACTTGGTAATGAAGACCTCGTTCCACTCGTCGGGGTCATACTCGGTGGCGTCAGGGTCAATAACCACGTTACGCGCGTTGATTCGCTTGATACGAACTTCGCCCTGGAAGGAGTCGTTAAAAGCAATACGTACATCGAAGAATCCTCTCGATGCCACGAACCCGTCTTCCGCAACCGAACTCTCAACACGGTCGAACTTGTTATTGTTCATGGTCTGTAACCAGACCTTGTCGAGCGCATCGGCTGTCTCGGCAGTACCGTCATTGGAAGGTCGGAAAGACACTTCGGCTCGGGAATCGATCTGCTCACCAAACACGGTGGCCATGGTGGCGAGGGTCTTGTTAATGGTCAGGGCGGGCTTGCGTTGGTTGTTGAGGCGCTGTTTTACCAACTGGTCCCACTGCTCGCCGCCAAAGTACTTATCGCACTTGTCGGCCTTCTCTATGAAATCGATATGCCCGTTATCACGCGCATAGGTGTACCGCTCGAAGTTCTCGGCGGAAATCTCGTAGTTGTCAGCCATGCCCGTTCCCCCTGGTCAACTGTTCGTAATAGTAAATGAATCAAGGGTTTTTTGCACGGCCTGCGTAGCCAACATTCTTTTATTTATCAAATCCACCAACTTGGAATGGAGATCCGGATCCAGCCGGCAACGCAACTGCTCAAGAGCCGTTACCTCGCCAACCGGATCCTTAAGAGAAACGAAGACCAGCGCCGAGTACATCTCAACGATCAGCTCCTCGTACTCATACTCCTGCATTACTGCACTCCAAGCAATCGCTGTAAGGCCTTCATACCTGCGAGTTCCAACTCGAGTTCCCTGGTGAGCTCATCGACCTTCTGTCGTTTCTGCTCCAGAACTTCCAGGTTAAGGTTGAGCTTGATAATTACGTCCTTCAGCAGCATCTCTTCAGCCAATATCTTCATTACGAAGATTCCCGCAGAACATAACGAGCAACGCCGTTAATCCCTCACCTTCAACCCTGAGGGTCTCGTTGAGCGCCTTGATCCGGAGCTGTTTCTCCTCGATCACCTCGGCGATACCGTCAGGAAGATCCAGACCCGGGAAGTCACCGCGTTCGAACCTTTCAGAGAAAGTCCGCGCCGGAAAGTCGTTACGTTCGTTGCGCTCTGTCGGTGTAGGCGAACTACCCATACCTATCGGATAGCTCGTACTGGAGTGCTGGTTTATCCCTCCTTCGTTACCATCAAGGGTAGTCGACCCTATCACCGGTGGGTTAAACGACATCAGGCTGCCGACGCCTTTTGTATCATCTGGATCGTGTCCGTCTGTATTGGCACCCCCGCCGGGGATACGGTTGCCGTCCCCACGCCCACGAGGTTGTCGGAAACGACGGAATTTTCTGGCATGCTCTTCGCGAACATGGGGCCAGGCTCAGGGTAATTCCGAGTGGGGTCCATCTCCTGGAGCACCTCCTGGGTACGGAGCTCGTTCTTGGTTCGTTGCATCTCAACGCTCAGTTCCTCACGAAACGCCTCCAAGGCCGCAAGACGCACGCGCAACGGTCTGCCAAACCCAATCTCACCGGTATACCTCGGATCCGGATCCAACGAGTGTAATCGTCGCATCACCTGATAGTTGATAATGGCGTTGTCGATCTTACCCACCAGGTTCTCAACCTCCTGTCGGGCTACGGCTACAACGGCCGGGGTCTCCTTCACGGCCTGGCCTTTATCGGAATAATCGGGGGCTTGTGCATCTTCATCCATCGGTTTTCTCCTAGGCTTCCATCGCGCTTCGGGTCCCACTCACATGGGCCCTCAGTTTGTCCTTCCACGACTTCAGCTGTTTACGCTTGGGCGGTTTCGGGGGTTCGTGTTTCATCACCAACCGCGCAAGCCATGCCAAGGCATCCACGATATCGTCGTGAACACCACCTGGGAATCGAAGTAATTCGTAAGACAACTGCTCCAGCCACGGCTGGTTCTGGGGGAAGAGCACCATGCCCTGCTGCATTCGGCCCTGCAGCGGCCGCGCGCGAAGCTCTTTGTCCTGAACAGGCTTAAGAGCATATTCGTTTTCAGCCATAGTCAAGTATAGCCGCTCTTCCTTCATGCGCTTCTTCAACTGGGGTTGAATGGCGATTTCGTACTGCCCTTTCTCAATACCTACCATCTGAGGAGTGTACTTTCGCGCAAGGGTCAATAGTATGTCAACCAAATCGTTGGTATCTTTTTTGACGCGTACCATGTCCAAAACGTGGATCTGGTCCTTGTAGTCCAGCGCACCGACCACGAACACGCTCCAATCCGCTCGATCCTTCTTACTCATGGCCAGATCCGCCGCGATAAAGGTCTTCATCGCCCGGTAGTCCGGAGAATGCGGCTCGAACCGGAACATGTCCTTACGGAAATACTCACCCTCGTCGGGCACCGGGTTCTGCTGATACAGCGCCGACCAGTGACGTTTCTGCGACCCACGCTTGATATTCCGCAGCCGTTGCGCCGGGAAACGCGCCGTATGTAGAGCTTCGCCCTTTGGCCGCAGGAACCGCCAGCCGTATTCCGTATCAATCGGCTCGCCACGGTACGCTGTATGCAAACTGGCCAGGGCCTCCTTGACTTCGTCGTCCTCTACTTCCTCAATATCCAGAATCTGGTGGTCCGAACTCAGTACCTCATCGCGCTCGGCCAGCGCCGGAAACGTAATGATCTCCCACTGATCGATCTCGTGTTTCTCTTGCCGAAGATTCACCAACTCGTTGCTGTACTGTCGGCATATCTCCGGATCTTTCTCTTCCAGCAACCGGGTCTGCGCTGCAGAAATCAATTCAGTCAACTCCTCATTCTGCTCCTTCATCTGCATCAGGAGCCGGCCGCTCAAGTCATCATCGTGCCAGCGAGTCTGAATCACCAGCATCCCGCCGCCAGGACTCAACCGAGTCCGCGCCGTCGATGAATACCAGTCCCATGCTTTGTCCCGAATGGTCTCGGAGTCCGCTTCCTCGGCATCTTTTACGGGGTCGTCGATGATAAATACGTGAGCACCCTTACCTGTGATACCGCCACCGACGCCCGCCGCAACATAACCACCGCCTGCCGTAGTGAGCCAGTTCTCGGCCGATGTAGAGTCACGATCGAGATAGGTTCCGGGGAAGATACTTCGATAGGTCTTGTCCTTGACTCGAGCACGGACTTTTCGAGAGAAACCGAGTGGAAGTGATACAGCGTAGGAGCTTGCAATGATCTCCCACTCAGGGTGGTGACCGAGCATCCAGGCGGGATAGTTGATACTGGCAATTTCACTCTTCCCGTGTCGAGGCGGCATAAAAATCATCAACCGGGGGGCTTTCTTCTCAGCTACGTCGAGGGTGAATTTCTCCAACCGCTCGCAAATCATCTCGTGAACCCACCCAGCCTGGTATTTCCGATTAAACCGCTTAATAAAGTGAATCAACCGTCTCCGGGACATTTCCCGATCAGCTAGTTCACGCGCTACGGGGTCGGTTTTTGCCTGCTTTTTGACCTTTTTCTTAGGAGCTCGCTCACGATGGCTCTTTATCTTCAGCTTCACCTGGTAAAGCTTCTGGTACACCTTCTTTATGGCATTTGCATGCTTCTTAATGGTTTCGGGCCGGGTTGCGCTGCGTTTAAGCCCCTTCAACCGGGTAAGCTCCCCCTCCAATTCCGTCTTTTTTCGCATCTTCTGCGGTAAGGTCTGGGCACGGGTGCCCTCCGCACGCGAAGCCTCACAAGATATACAAAACTGGCGGCGACGGTTAACAAAATCCGTCTCTACGGGCTTCGTAAGTTGGCAATGCCTACATTTCTTCGTCAAGGACCTTGGCATACTCGCCCTCTAGTACATCCCCACCAATCATCTCCAACAACTCCTCATCACTAAGCTGCTGAATCACCTCTTTCTGTTGATTCACGCGTATGGAAATGTCGACTTTACGTGTTTCGGGCTCGTAGAAGCCATTCATCCGGTTGAACTCGGCAACCACTCGTACCATAGACCCTGCGTCGGCCTGAATCTTCGCTATATCGAAGCTCTCCATCAACATGTCGTGCAACTCATCCCGAGTCTTCTTTTTCGCACCGGTATTGAACTTGGTCAGCAACGACAAAACCCGCTGTATCTGCGGGTTCTTCATCAATCGCTTGCTTTGTTTCGCAGGGTCGGCGTATCCCGCCGCCCTCGCTGCAGCGGTACCACTTAACCCCGATTGAACGCCTTCTATAAACACAACAGACCGGTCATTCAGGGCTTCGCGCGAAACTATAGGTCCTCCAGTCATGCAGGGAGTATATATTATTTTTTTAGAAAAGTAATTTCTTGAAATTTAGTGGCTTAGCGGTTCGCTGGCCCCTACCCGGGGAACTCAAAGGCCATACCCCACTTCGGATTCGGATTCCGATTCGAAGGCCGGAGTCCCAAACCCCCCGGTAGGCCGTGCTTATAGTAAACATTCCGTAGCTAGCTCAGTACCAGGGTCTGTGTATGTGACACGACTGGCGAAAGAAAAAAGACAGCCGTGCACTTCGTACTCAACTCTGGAGAACAACTATGACTAAGCGTACCGTAGCAAGCCTCGCCGTGGAGGTCGACGAACTCCGCATCCAGGTCAATGCGTTGATGGCTCAGCGACAGCCGCCGCGTCGACGCCGCCCAGCGCCCACCCTCGAGGGCCTCATTAAGCAGGGCAAAACCTGCAACGAAGGTACCAAGCGCTACGCCCAGGTAGCGGCGCAGTACTTGGCCATGAAAAACAAGGCCGTGTACGAAGCCGTGCACAACACCTTGGAGAACGTCTGGGTTGCGTTGCCAACAGATAAGGCACGGGAACTCAAGGCACGCATCCGCGCTGCCAAATAGTACTACGCGCGTAGGGCTCCGGGCTCAGCCCCGGGGTCTTATTCGCGTGCCACCAGGCAAACCCATAACTAGGAGATACTAATGAATGCTATAGCCACAGTCCGCAACTCGTTCGTCCGTGGTGCACACCGTGTGGGCAGCTCACTTCGAGTTACTCGCCGCATCCCGTGGCATCACCGTGTGATAGCAGGCTTCTTTCAAGGCCTCGGCATCGCCTTTGCCATGCTCATGATGGCCGTTGTTATCTACGGCATCTTCGGCACACTCGCCTATAACCTGCTCTTCTGATCTACCGGCGTAAGACCCCTAGCGCAAGCTTCGGGTCTTTTCGTCGTGTTCATCCACAACCTAAGGAATCAACATGCTTTGGATACTCATGCAACGCATCGACCACATTAGTGTGGGGTACGTCACCAGTAATGGGACGTGGTTCGAACCTATCAAGTTCCACTTCGATATGTCTCAAGCGCCTCGTCGCTCACACGCCGCCGCCGCCTGCCTTGTCAAAGCCATGAAAACCGTGAACTATTTGAACGGTGGCACAGGTAACGCACCACCTCATATTCCCGAACATCTCTTCGACTAACCTCATCCAAGAAGATCCTAGAGCTTACGCTTTAGGGTCTTTTTGGCGTGTCCATCCATAACATAAGGAAGCAACATGTCCATCATCCAACTCATGCGGGCTCAAGCCCAATTGGGGCATTCACGTATCGCCTTGGTGCAGTCATTACTAATTCAACACCGAGCCCTCGTTGATACCGTAGTACGCTTACAACGCCAACTCGATGAAACTGGCCCCAACATCCAAAACCATAACTTACGAACTCTCATCATCAGATGCACCGAACGATTAGACCGCAACACGCGTGCTCTTCGTGAGGAAGACCCACAAGGTCTCGTCATCCACATGATGGAAAACTAACCTCAGAAACTCACCCCCACTTCGGATTTAGCTATCTAGCTTCTAACACGTACGTGGGGAGTCAACCCAGGAGCCACCATGAAACATGAGTTCGACAAAATCTTCCCACACACCGACCTTCAGATCGCACTTCGCGACTTCTTAAAGGAAATGGAAAACGCTGACGTTACCAATGCCATGCAAGGACGCATCTTCCAAGTCATCAATCAAATGATGCTGGCCGACCATCACATGCAGCTCGCTCAAAGAGAGCTTTCGGGTCGGTGATTGTGAGTCCTTGAAGAAAGAAAAAAGAGAGGCCTACAGGGTGGCGGGGCCTAAGTCGCTGCCCATCAAAGGGAGTAGACATGATACCTAAATCCAGAGAGGTGTCAGTCTCGCCTGAGACGTTCGAGATTATCATGGAGGAAGCAGCTCTACGCGGCAACGTGTTCAGCGATCCTCTAGATATACTCCTCGCTCGTGAATGTGCCATCGAGCACGGCATGAGTGAGGAGGAAGCCGACCGTCTCACT